CGGCGGACTCATGACACCAGTTTATGCACCGCTGCCCTCTTGACAAAAACTATATACTACACTATTATTGGAGCACAGCGTTGCTCCTTTTTTAATGACTGAAAAATTGGATGACTGGCGTTACAACAATCAAAAAATGAAGGTGCGAGAGCAGGCATTAAAGATTTTGCTTGCAAAATATGGTGGACAAATGGAGGGGGTAGTTCCTAAATATTCATCACAATCAATCTATGAGTGTGCTCACGACTGGGTGTCCCAAGGCAACATGCACACTGCTGGTATCGTCCAATATTACAAGGCTTATTATGCAAAAACTAATTAACATTTTAGCAGTTCTATCATTCGTTGGAACTGCTGGTATCGTCGGAGGCGGTACTGCACTATATCTCAATAAGGATTCTATTGTTGAGAATGTCAAATCTCAAGTTGCATCTGCTGCTGCAGAAGCAATTGCTGGACAACTTCCTGGAATGATGGATTCTGCAATGCCAGAACTTCCTTCCGCTACTGGTGGTGCTCAACCACTTCCCACAACTACTGGATCTGCTCTACCTTTCTGATATGAAAAAAATTATTATGACTTTGATGGCAGCATGTCTTGCTGCTCCTGTAATGGCAGATCCTATTGGAAAGGATGATTACTATTCTAGCCATTCTATGGGTTGTATGCTTCTTCAGGAATGCACTGATGATGTGACTGAAGTGAATTCTTTGTTAGATGTTTCTTCAAATTATGATAACCCTGGAGCATTTACTTCAGTGGCACAAGAGTTTAATCATATGCTCGCTTCACTAAGTGAAGTTGGTGTGGGTGTATATCTTGCTGATGAGAAGTATTTTCCAGTAGGAAATCGTGGTGTCTATCATACTGTAAGTAATAACTTCTATTTAAATAAGACATTCATGGGTCGCCCTCATGTCTTAATGAGTGTGATGCGTCATGAAGGATGGCACGCTGCACAGGATTGTATGGCAGGAACAATTGATAACAATTTGATTGCTCTTATTCTGCCAGAAGATAGTGTCCCTGAGATGTGGCAAGAGATGGTACGCAGGACATATGCATTACAACCAGGAGCAATTCCGTGGGAGAAGGAAGCGATGTGGGCAGGTAAGACTGAACACATGACTATGAATGCATTGAATGCTTGTGCTGCTGGACAGATGTGGAATGAATACGAACCAACTCCTTTAACCAGAGAGTATCTAATTAAAGAGGGTTATATTTCTAAATAAAGGTGCGTTGCTCCATATGGAATGCCTGACGAAATTAAAAAGGAAGAACCTAAAAAGGAAGATCTAAAAAAGAAAGGTGTATTGGGAAAGTTGAAAGAAAAAGTAGGAGATTCTGAGGATAACCTTGTCATTCTTTCAACCTTTGTTCGTTTAGGAATTCTTGTATGGTCTGGTGGTATTCTTACTCTGAACTATGTAACAGTTCCTGGATTACCCCAACAAAAAATTGATCCTACTTTTATCGCAAGTGTCTTTACCGGAGTGCTTGCGACTTTTGGTGTTCAGACTGCAAAGAAATCTGGTGATGGCACTATGAAGATGCAGAATGGTGGTGCTGCAGCTGCCGGTGCTGGTGGTGGAATCACGAAAGCGGATCTTGAAAGATTAATTGCTGCTGCATCCCAAACCGCACCAGCTCAGACTATTAGAGTCGAGCAAGCACCCCTTAAAATTACAACTGATGCTCCCAAAAACGATGAAAAATATACAATGTAATCTAAGTTATGAAGTCAAAACAAACCCCATTTTAACAAATACTACCTATAATAGATAGAGTAGTTGCATGAACCAAATGAAATTTATTAGCGCAATAATTGTTGCCACACTTGCATCCTTGATTTTATTCTTACCTGGAATTGCATATGCTGTAGATGTATCAATGGGTGCTAATGGCAACCTAGTATTTGAACCGAATGAGATCACAATCTCTGCAGGTGACACAGTTCATTTCATGAATGAATCACTACCTCCCCATAATATTATTGTAGAAGCTCGCCCCGATCTTTCTAGAGAAGCATTATTGTTTGCTCCTGGAGAATCGCAGGATGTTGTATTTGCTGATACAGGAGACTATAACTTTTTCTGTGGTCCTCATCAGAGTGCAGGTATGACTGGCGTTGTACACGTAAATTGAGTTAATTAAAATGAAAGTTGGATTGATTGGTTTAGGTCGTACTGGTGAAGGTATGTCCCGCCGTATGATCGAAAAGGGAATTGAAGTTTGGGGTTATAGTAGTACTAACTATGAGAATGCCTGCGGACAATATGAAGCAGGATATCTTAGTGGGTGTGTAACTTCACTAGAGTATCTTGTCCGAGCAGTTAAAACTGATAATAAAAAATTTATTAGTGCTGGTTGGATTCCTGGAATCTTTCAGATTACACTCCCAGAGCAAAAAGCAGAAGACATTCTTGATGAGTTGCTACCTTTACTTGAGGAGGGTGATATTATTATTGATCATAGCACCAGTGACATAAAGAAATGTCAGGAACTTGAGAAGTATTGCTCTAAGTTGGGCATATCTTATATCTTTTCTGGTGTATATGGATCACCTTATGTTATTGATGTTTGCTCCAAAATTTTTCAATCACTATCACCAGGTAATATCAAATGTTAAGTACTGTCTTACTGTGGATATCAGTTCCATTTGTGCTTCTTACTATAACCTTTGGACTTTATAGGGGCGAAAATTTTTACTACGAAAGTAACAAGTATGATGGAAATGGAACCGCGCATTAAAGGACGTTATGATTTTGCTATGAGTGCATTCGCTAGAATGTATGGGGTGAGTCATGTTAGTAGTAATAAAGAGATTTTAAAATTTTGTAAGAAATGGGCTAACACTGAAGAAGAACCTATTCCCACAGGAACTTTAACTTCAGTAGATTTTTACTTTAGAGATCATTGGGGAATCTGGGGAGGATATGTATGACTCACATTGCACACAAAGCAGCACACTTCGCTGCTATCACACTCAATAATCCTTTTGGGATTGGTTCACTAAGTCTTGCATTAGTTGTTGTACCTATTATTGGTATGCATTATGTTCACAAATATGGGTGGCAACATTGGGCACCTTTTGAATAATTAATTTATGATACAAATATATGATGAGTTTTTTCCTAGAGAACTTCAGGAAGAAATATTGAATAAATTAATGGAACCGCATTGGCATCTTAGAGGTGGTAATGATCACAATTTATTTTGGCATTATGATCATCTTGATCAACAAGAATATTTTAATGAGTTTCTTTATAAAAAGATATGTGCTAAACTAGATATAAAGTTTAGTGGTATTAGTAGAATATATGCTAATGGGCAAACCGCTTGTCAGGGTGGTACTCCTCATCAAGATAATGATGCTGACATGACTTTTTTATATTATCCATCATTACATTGGCAACCTGTTATGGGTGGGCATTTAATGTTTTTGGATAATGATGGATTTGAAGATAGAATCGTTCAGCATAAAGCAAATAGATCTGTTTTATTTCCTGGAAAGTTGTGGCACTATGCATCTGCTCCATCTAGATTTTACGTTGGATTAAGAATTTCATTAGCATATAAACTATGGTTGTAATATTATGAATGAAAAATATAAAGCAACTTTACGTGATGCTCCGTTTCCTCATCTAATTGTTGAAAACTTTTATAATGAGGAGGAACTATCTTTAATATGGGAAGAACTTAACTTTTATACTAAACCAGGAAAATTACTTCCAGCGACAAACTATGGTGGGTTGCAAGATAAAACAAATGCATCCGCATTGTGGTTAGATTCTGTCTACAGGCGTGACATGGATTACAGTGTGTTGTCTAACATTCTTAAAGTTAATCGTAAAGTCTATAGTAATGAACTAATAGAAAGTTTATCTCAATCTCATATTTCTTGTAGAATATTTACTAAAAATAATTCTGACACAACAAAGATAAGATATTATCATGATGGTGAATACTATGAACCTCATACTGATGCAGCATCTGTTTTTCTAGCTTTTACATATTTTTATAAAGAACCTAAAAAATTTACTGGTGGTGAACTTTATTTTCCCCCATATGATTATGAATTTTCTTGCCCCAATAATTCTCTTATCATCATTCCTGCTTACGTTGAGCATGGAGTAAAGAAAGTTAAAATTAAAGGTTCTGATTATTTTGATGGTTGTGGTAGATATTGTATATCACAATTTGCTAGTATAAATCCAAATCCCGAAAGATAAATGAACCTTATACTCAAACCTCTTGATAATCCAAATGATCCTGTATGGTCTGTGATCATTATGGTAATCCTTGCTCTTGCTATGACAGTCTATGTTGTCATATACATATTAGGAATTGATGAACGTGAGGAACATGGGAGCACTGACACCACCAAGCAGGAAGAGTTGCTACAACTTCCGAGTGACGGAGATCAACCGTGTTCTTGACGGCGATACTATTGATGTCACCATTGATCTTGGGTTTGATTTATACAAGAAAGAAAGAGTTAGAGTTGCAGGAGTTGATACGCCAGAGAAAAGGACGAGAAACCTAGAGGAGAAAGCACTTGGAATCGAAGCAACTAACTGGCTCAAAGAGAAATTGGAAGGTACGTTGGCTGGTGATGATGAGTTGTCTGTTAGGACTGAACTTGTTGGTGGCGTCGGTAAATATGGGCGTCTTCTTGGGTGGCTTTACATTGGGGACGCAGATGTGTCCCTCAACGAGCAAATGATCGAGGAGGGTTATGCTCATGCCTACGACGGAGGAACAAAAAATATGGATCTCGAAGCACTCAGGGAAATCAGAAGAGCACACGGTACATTGGTGTAGAAGTGCTGTCTGTGGATCTACCCCCTTTATCCCAGACTCTGAATTTGGTGGGGAAAACTGCGAATTAACTTGTAACATAACAAAGGATTAAAATGAGAAGAGAAATGTTAGAGGCTCTCAAGGCACTTGCTATTGGGAATATTAAAAAAGCAAAGATGAACATTGAAGTTTATCTTGTTAACCCTGTTGGTATTGGTGAGCATCCAGATGTTTTGGGTGCCATTCAAGATCAAATTGATTTAATTGCAAAAGAAGAAGAACGAATTGAAGTTATTAATAAATATTTTGAAGACTAATTAAAGACATGGCTTTTCACATCAAAAAAACTAGTTTAAGTAAAGAAATTTTCTATAAAGGTGATACAGTATGGACTGACAATTACGCCGATAGAAAGTCTTATGCATCAAACTCTCTTGCCCAAGCTGATATTGACGAGTTGTCATCTCCATTAATTAAAAACTTAGCACGTCCAAAGGTGACTGGTACTATTGTTGAGGAATAAAGATTAGTGGATATCCCTGAAATCTATATTCCCGATATGAGAATTCGTATCAGTGATATTCGTGATTTAAATATTAATGTAATGCCTGATTGGATGAAAGATCCTCCACAGGCAATTCCAATTTACCCACCCGTGTCTACACAGGTGGGTGTTCCTATTGTTAATATCCCTGGATGTGTTGAGTCTCATAAAGATAGTAGTGAGAATCAAACACTCAAAGAAGAAGATAGAGATGGCGTCCAGGTATTCTGTGATGCAGGAACACCCAGTTATAGTCCATTAAATTATGATCCACGTAGGTTGACTATAACTACAGAGTCTCCTCCACCCCCACCATATAAACCACCCGATACAAAACCACCAGAAACACCTGACTCAGAAACACCTCCACCACCTCCTGCAAAGGCAGAGTGTCCTAGTAGAGCACAAGAATTAAAAAACCCCGTAGGAAAGATCCTAGAGGGCAATAAAAAGATTATTAGGTATGAGACAGTAGGAAAAGAATGTCTTCCTGTATTTGATAATTTAAATATACCTGATCAGATTGTCCAGAACATACCATCAGCAGGTATGATAACTGTTACCGCCTCAATTGCTGTAGTCGCGACGACTTCTGCACTGCTTGCAAAGCCTCTTGCTGATCTTTTGTTAAAGGTTGTGAAACCTGTGACGAAGAAGGTAATAAAGAAGATTGCTGCCTTAAGGGGTAAGACTCCCCCGGTACTTTCTGATAGGGAGCGGAAGGCGGAGCAACGGGATCGGAACCGGGCGATAAAGATCCTACGGTCGGCACTGAAACCGAAGGGATAGAGTGACGATGTTGCTTGACAGTAGTTATATTTTGAACTACCACGTCTGCACACACTTTAAAATAAGGACTTCTAGGATGAAAAGAAATTCCTCTCTGCATTAATTCACCACAATTCTTAAGTCTCGCGATCTCAAAGTCTAATCTTTTATTAGCAATCAATTGTTGTTGCATTTGGATCTGAGTATCTGCTGCCTGTTTACAACGCTCTTGTAATCCACCATCAAGTGGGAAAGAGATCGTTGCAGACAATCCAATGCTGGTGCTGTAATTTTTAGTGTCACCAGTTCTTACTGGTTTCTCCCAGAGTTCTGCTCCTGGATTATCGGGCACACCATCACCCATCATTTCCATAACGGTGATAGACATATCTGCACCATCTTCATAGGCACGAACTTCTTCACCTTCTGAGTTAGTATATGATCTATCATCATACCAAGATTCCCACGGATAGTTCTTTACTAACTTTTGAGTTTCAACTAGTTGTCCTTCAAAGTCTCTGTTGTCATACTGAGGTTCCATGTAGTGTGTCTCAAATGGATCCTTTTCATTACGAGCATGAGTTATAAATGGTGTGATGTTAGCAGTCGGACCTTGACATGCGATACCACCACCGTATTGATTCGTAATATACGGTCCTTGTAACACCTGAATAGCTTGGTTCGTAACTGAGCCTGAGCTATTAGCTATTGGGTTTGCTGTTGCACTCACACCCCCTACATCTGCCGCCAGTGTGGCAGGGACAGTCGCAAGTTGAGTTAGACATAGTACTACTGGGTAAAGATACTTGTTGTGTCGGTTATGCTTGTAACCTCTGTGGTTCTTTGAATCACAGTTTGATTTGTTACACCCGGTCCCATGTAAGTCTGAGTGAACTGGAATGCTGCTCCTGGAGTCTCTATTGCAAAACTCTGTCCATTTAAATCTAAACCAGAGTTGGCGCTTGTTACTTGCCCCTCTGTTCCTCCTAATGGATTCACTATCACTGAGTTTGTCGTTGGGTTCGGACTGAGGGATTGTCCCCCGTTGGTTACGTTTGAACCCGATACTGAATACTGCCATCCTGTTGCATAATCTATAGAGTTAATCGTTTCAGTCACCTTCGATGTTGTCTCTGTGTGACTCGTCATGCTGCCCTGAGTGAAGTTTGGCACCACGGGGACTGCCAGGGCAGTCGCAGGTATGACACTTGCAACCACCACACTTAGAGCATACCAGAGTGTTATCCTTCCAGAAGTCATGATCTCTGACCCCCATTTATTTAGTGTAGAATTGAGAGCTCAGAGACAAATTGTCCCGTAGCATTCGTACCAGCTCCACCAGCCGTAACCGTAAGAGCACCAGCAGTAGAGAGAGTACCTGCTAGAGTACCAGCAGTTCCTGCAGTTGTAGATGTAATGTTACCGAAGTT